GTTTCTTGCGGGTGTTAATCTCCGCATTAACTGCCTGCATTCTCCAGCCAGTTTTTAACTCATTGACAACGTCCCGTGCTAAATCGGGATCGCTGTCAAACAAAGACTCAGCAACGTCCTTTTCAAACATTATTAATCGTCGGTGAAGTTGATCAAGCCGCTCGAAAGCGGATTCTTATGAGCCAGACCCGCAATGGTGGTAATGATTCGACCTTCGCCGCCGCCGTTGTTTGTCATCGGCTTGACGTTGGTGGTCATGTTGTATTTTAACTCCAACATGTCCATCGGAAGAATCATTCCGCACCCCCCGGTGTTGTCTAACGCAACACTACTACCAACTACCGCACTCTTCTCAATGAAGTTTGAAACGTGCAAACGCAACGTGCCAAAATCTCCGGTGAAAATATCGATAGTCGATACGAACGCACGGTCTGCCTGCTCCTTGTTTAAGGTGCGAATACGAACCGCAGGATGTGTTGCCGAGTCACCTGACTCATCAACATTGGTTTCAGCAAAACCCGTGAAGGCACGTTTGACCTGCGGATCGCAAATCAGATCGTAATCACGAACAACGCCAGTTTGACCGTAGATAGCCTCAAGGATATCCTGCACGCCTCCAGAGTTCAGCGCAGCCTTGGTCGTTGTCGAGACCGCCCCTGCCCTGACTGCGTAATTGCTGTCAACTTTAGCAGGGCAGTCTGCCCCACTTGCAGACAACGCATTGTTGACCACCTTGTTGTGCCCTGCGGGGTTTAGCCAACTCAGCAAAGACTTGGTTTGAAACGCCACACCTGAAGCACCGTCCTGTGCATCGTTTTTGGACGACACGGTTTTCTCAATGTCACGCTTTTGCGTGAGGATCAAGCGGCTCACCATGTGCGCCAACTCGTTACGGACACCGGCTGGATTTGCCACAGCATCGGTAAGCAATGAAACACGCCCCGCCCTACGGAAAATCTGAACATTGTTCTTTAAGACTTTACGTCCTGCGGTGGTGTCAGTTAAACCACCATCAGTAATCGTCGTTGTTACATCGACACCATCCTGCGTACCAGTTGTGACGTTTGCCACATGCCCATCGGCTTGCCAATGGAATGTGGTTGCTCCTGCCGCTCGTCCCTTCGGAATTTGGGATGTCACGGGTGTGCTTTTTGCGTCCACGACTGCAAGCAAATCGCTTAAATCTTCGTGTTGAGCGGGACCAGCACCGGGGGCGTTCCCTGTTAAGTTATATTCTAATACACCTGCCATGATATTTTAATTCTCCTTTTTACGGACTATACATAGTCCATCATTAAGTCTGCTAAATCGGATTCCTCTCCAGACTTGAGAAAGCGATTCTTGTTTGCAGTAACCTTTGCGGCAGTTGGTGGAGTGGTTGTTCGATCAGCACTAGGTGCTGCCGGTTGCTTGGGTGCCTTGGGCTTTGCTTTTGGTTTCTTGATCGCCTCAGTTTTTGAATCAGTTTCCTTCGACATCCTCAATGCCCTGCCAACCAACATATCGCCTAAAAGGATTTTATGGTCGGGGAGGGATTGGATCGCCGGGAATGCTTTTAAAGCCTGATTGAACAACTTGTGTTCATTGCTGCTTCGATCATTAATCCAAGGGTATGCCTTCTCCGCTTCAGGTTCCCAGTAGGCATTCGCCTCTACAAACCGTTCACGTTCTGGCAAGTGCGTGTCCAAGGCATCTTCAGCGTTTTCCAGTATGTCCTGAATTTGATCAGCATCATACTCCACTTCGCCATTTTTGCCGTCCACTACTGCACCGTCCCGATTCCTTCTGCACCACTTACGCAAATCCCTTGCCTTCTTTTTCTCGGCATTGATCTGCTCCTGACTTGTCAAGTGTTCAAACGGGTTAGTTGACCCACTCCGGGGGACCGGAGTGTTTGCGCTCTCAGATACCTGATCCCGCAAATCCTTTATTTCATCCCGCAAATCCTTGACCTCATCCTCGGCTTCACGCCTCTGGCGAGTCAGTTTGTCGATGCGCTTCTGGAACCATTCCGGTTCTTCGCTTCCATCGTCGTCTGTCAAAGAACTCTTTTCGGCTTCGGGTTCATCTGCACTCGCAGCGTCCTCAACCGAGTCTTCTGTCTGTTCCGGTTCAGCTTCACTTTCGGTGGTTTGCTCCGGTTCCGGTTCAACCGGTTGGCTATCACTCTCCATTTGCTTTTCGAGGAGCGACGCCAATCCACTCTCATCCAAGGCTTGACCTAAATCGTCGTTCTTGAACTCACGGTTTTCTCCTTTTTCAGAAGAGGGTCCGCTAACCTCTTCAATCTGTTCTTCAGCCATGCGATTATAGATGCCTGCAAGTCGGCAACATTGTCTTTTTGGGGGAGACAAAGAAAACCCGTCACCGTTGTGACGGGCTAAAAGGCTATATGTCCATAGAGCAGTTTTGAACAGGGTGCCTGAAGGCTGAATATAGCGGATCGTATGGGTATATGGGTTGACTAATTTTGTCGGGTAAAAAACTTTCAGAAAATTCCCCGACAACTTTTTGGCAAAACCGTGTCAAATTTTTTTTTTAATTTTTTATTTCCTAACAACCAGACTTGTTTTCGTCTCGATATGACCCGATTCCGAGATTTTTAAAAACCCGATATGATATAATGGGTGCTGCCTGCATGAAGCAGGCAAACTAACTAACTACGAAAAATGCTAATAAACAGAAAAGCAGTTAAAGGGTTCGTGCTGGAAACAGCAAAGAACAAAGACGCAAGAACACAAACCGAATGGACCTGTGTGTCAAAGGGGACCTTGGACTTCATTGAAGAGAAGGTGAAGACCTTGATCAGAAAGCATACCGACCCCAGCTTGTTGCCAAGGGTCGGCAAGACCATCAAGTTTACCAATTAAGTAAACAAGCAACCCCCTCCCTTGGTCTGAAAGGGAGGGGGTTTTCAGTCGGCACCACTCAGACTAACTAACCAACCAAACCAGCCGACTAATTCCTCTGGGCCTGTTCCCTCAAGAAGTTGAGGTGATCCCGAAAGTCAGAAAGACCCGCCAGCCTTCCCGATGTGTGTATTCGCCCCTCACCGATGTTTTCCCTGTCCTGCACCGCAAGGACCTCTCCCTCGATAAAAGCCTCTAGGTGCCGCATTGTGGCCTCGTAAAGGGCACTCCTCTCCTTGAATCCGAATGTGATTAGATCGTCTGGGTTCATGTTACGGGTTGGACCCCGATGCGTCCGATCTGAGCGTTCTGCTCTTGCGTCACGCTCATTTGCAGATTCTGCATATAGTTCTGGATCAGTTGACTGAACAACTCATCCTTCTCCGCAGCCTCCTGCACCTTCGGGTTCCGTTGGCTAATCTCCTGTGCATATTGCAGCTTGGTGCCAGCACTTGGATCGTTCTCGGTGTAGTTAGGTTCAAAGCCCAACATCATGCCGCCCATCTCGCCCTTGACCTCGTTGTACATCCTTTGCGATGCACTCTTCTGGTCGGTCAGTATCTCATCAGCGAAATCAGGCGAAATCGACCTGACCAGTTTTTCAATCAATGCATTTCGCTCGATTGAGCCACCCACATCCAATGGCACCAGTTGCTGTGCAATGATCTCCATCTTCTTCAGGACGTAATCCTGATCCAAATCACTCACATCAAACTTCAGCACAAAGTCGGGCATCTCCTTGTCCCGGTTAATGGGCACCTGTGCCCCGGTCACCTTCATCAAGTCTTCATCATCCAGATACTGCAACGTCAACTGGAACATCATCTGGTATATCTCGGTCCACACCGTCAACCAGTTGTTCATCATCGACTGCTGCGTCATCATCGTCATCTGCGGGGGTATGTCGGGGTGTGTCAAACCGAAATACTTGGCAACTGCCTTCTCAATAAAGGCTATCGTTTCAAATGCCGTACTGGGCACCCCTGCCGGTGGCTTCATAAACGAATAATCCCCAGCCTTGGTGACCGGCAACTGAACCGCAGGCCCAATCTTGTTAACCAAGCCCAACCTCTTGTTCACCTCAATGGCAGGCAACGTCTCAAACGAGGTCCGATCCATGATCGAGTCAATCTGGTTTTTAAGGAACGTCTGGTAGCTTCCAATCACTTCAGTTATCGGGCGACTCTCAATCACCCTGCGCTTGATCACCTCACGCTTGAACTCCACAAACGGATACCGGCAATGGTTGTAGTCCAGCATCTCATGCTTCGCATACAACGCCTTGCCCAAGGCATCACGCTGAACCAATGGTGCGAACACCGTGCAATACACAGCAGGCACCCCCTGCTCATTTAATTGCTTGGTGTAAGCCCACACCACCTCCACCAAGTTGTCCCGCCTATCTATGGAGTCAGGATTCAATGCAGACTTGCTGGTGGTGATGTCGCTAAAGTCGCTCGATCTACCGGTCGTCTTTATAACCTCATCCACCCAGTCGCTACTCCAGTCGTCGTCGTTGATCATGCTTCGCAGTTCAACCTCGGACATATACTGCTTGCGGAATATAACCCGTGCTTTTTGCAGGGTTGTTGTTTCAGGGGGGAAACTGATCTCGTCATAAGGACGGCAAGCAACCATCAACGGCTTGTTGGCCACAGTATACTCCACCGGGATCGAACTCTCCCCGGTTTCCCTTAACTCCCTTATAACCTTCTTCGCCGGTCGCCGCTTCATGTCCACCTGAGTGATCAGCATGTCGGTCACCACCGACTCCTGCTCCGGGTCAAGTATCATCCTTGGAAAGTCTGCGAAGGCTGGATCAGCTTGAGCCATTTCAACGATCTGCTCAAGCGTCACCTTCATCGGCATCATCTGTTGTTGCTGCTCCCAGCCCACAAACATTGCCGACCAACCGTACTGCATCGAATATTGTGCCATGAGTTCAGCTTCACGCCGCATCTCATGGTATAACTTCGTGCCGATCAACCAACGCATCAACGTGTTCATGCTCGCCGCAGCCTCGGTGTCGTTGGACTCCGTTGCCCCCACCTTCAACTGCGCCTTTTGGAACCCGTTCATCAGGGTCGCCACAAGTTGGTTGATGGTTTCGTCGGCAAGCCTGATCCTGTTGTCTGCCGCCCCCTCGAAGGGGAATGGCTGAGTACCCTCGGTCATCGCACTAGCATGTTTCTTAAAGTCATCCGTTTGCGAGTTCCACCTCGCATAACGAACGTCATCTGCCTGCTGTATCCGTTCTAGCGCATGACCGTCAGTTAAACTTCTGCGGTACTCAAAAGTCAGGTCATCTATATCCACCTTATCCTTGTGATGGACCAAGTGGTCTTCGGTTTCATTTTTCATTTTTTGTTCTCAATCCTGTGTGTTCAAGTAAGTGGTCCCTAAATATCTTATAGCGGGGGGAACCCTTGTCCCCGCCCTGAAGCGTATAGGTCTTCAAGATGCCATTGCGCCTCAGCTTGGTTAAATACTCCTTCGACAATCCGGTCAACTCCGCTGCCTCGGAAAGACTCAACAGGGGTGGGTAGCTATTCACCCTCATCGTTGCGCCCCTTTCCTTCCCTTCGGACCTCGTCCCTCAACTCGTTGAGGGCATTCAAAATCTCCGTTTGCTGCTTGGCCAAGTCCATCATCCAGTTGACCACCTCCCTCTTCCAGAAATCAACACCCTCTTCAGGTGGGCATAAGTCGTCCATCATCAATAAGTGCCTCCCCCCACCGCTTTCCATGTCTTGTCAGTCACATGCATCGGGTTTGATGTCAAAAGATACCGCAGGCAGTCTATCGGGTCCTTGAATGCATTCCTCTCCCCTCCCGCCGCACTCGCCTCAGTCATGCAGGCTATCGTGTTCTTGCACTCGCTTGATATATACAACTTCGGCTGGTTCACACTCGTCACCGCATCATCAATGTTGTAGTCCAGCGCATCATTGATAACCCCCACTCCCTGCTCGATGTGTATTCCGGGGGCGGGGGTAAAATACATCGCCGGTTCATCGTATGCCATCCTCTCAATCAAGGTCACCCCATCATCGGTCATCGCCTTGCTGCCACCGGCACGGGGGTCTATATATCGCTCCTCAATCTCCTCATCCCCCTCAAGCTCCCCGATCAACTCCTTATACATCGTGTGACCAGTCCCAACCGGCTTCTGGGCCGGTCCAACCTTCCCAGACATATCGTCACCCCCAATAGCCCACTCACCATAGGCGGGCATGTCAGGATACTCCCTGTAGACAAAATATTTCTCCTCACCGTCCACAATGCACACCCGCAGCCAAAGGATATACCAAGACCGTGCCCCATGAGGGTCGGCAACCATGTAGTTTGTCCCATCCGTTGGCACTTTTGCAGGGTCGATAATGTGGTCCTTCCCAAACTTCGGAAACCATGTGTTGCTCGTCCGGTCACACCACCCATATGCCCTGATCTTGATCTGCGTGGAACTCTCACCCGTCAGCACCCTCTCCATCTGGTCATATGGATTATACGGGTTCATCGAGGTGTGAAAAAAGATCACGGCACAACCGGGGTCCATGCTGTAA